TGAGAGATAAAATCAAACTAGAACTAAAAATAGGAGAATGAATATGAATAAGAAGAGATCAATTAATTACCTTCAGAAAAAAGCAGAGTCTGACAAAGAAGCGGCACTGCTCGCCTTCGAGCTATTGTTAGAAAGACCTGTGGGCATCGGAGATCACTCTACTGGAGACTTTACGTCCAATCTAGATGAAGCCTTAAACAGTCTAGTTGACGCTAACGATAGATTAGAGACAATAGACTTATTAAAGGGGTTATACGAGATCTAAGATGTCAAAAGACTTTAACTTTTCAGATGACGAAAAATGGATCTTTGCAGTAGTGATGGTCACTTATGACATTGTAAGAGATTCTATGGGTGTAGAACCCGTGGGTATGTACTCCTCTTTAAAAAAAGCCCTGAAATATGCGGCAGAGTTAGAGGTTCACGCTACTAAAACGATTCTACACCAAGAGGAACGAGCGTTTGATGTTTTTGAGTTCCGGCTGGACGAAGAACCGCCCATGCTTGAATTGTTCAAAAAAAGAAAACTTCGGTTAGAAGAAGAAGAAGAGCAGAGTATAATAAAGCTAATGAAAAGCGGAGTATTAGACCAGCTAATTGGAGAAGACGGAAACTTTTATTACGTACTAACAGAGAAGGGCGAGCAAAAGATAAAAGACATGAAACTCCCTAAGCATATCTATAAACTATTTAAGAAAAAAGATGAATAAGTGTAAAGAATGTTCGAGAGAGATACAGCTAGGTAGCACCTACAAGTGTAGAATTTGCAGAATGTCCTATTGTGAAGACTGTTCTTTGACCCACTTCGGACTCTATGAAGACGGTAAAGGCGAAGTCAAATACAAAAACATATTTAAGACCATGTTCTGGCTAGTGAGAAAAACAGTTATAGGGAGATGATCTTGAAATCAGCAGAAAACAAACTCTATGAAGTAATCCAGAATATTAAAAAGCCCACAGGTTGGGATAACTCCTTTTTTTTGAGTGCCGCACTATGGTCTATTAGAAGTCATGACACTCAGACGAAGTGCGGGGCAGTTATCGTAAAAGACAAGAGAATAATATCCACTGGTTACAACGGTTTTGTTTCAGGGATAGACGATTCGGCTTTGCCTACAGTCAGACCTGAAAAATATTCGTACATGATTCATGCAGAAGCCAACGCTGTCTACAACGCAGCTAAGAGTGGTGTGACAACGCTTGGATCAACATGCTACGTCACAGCTATGCCCTGTTTGAATTGCGTGCAAATGCTTTATCAGTGTGGTATAAAAGAAGTCTATTTCTCCGACATATCCTCACCCAAAGGAGAGATTTTCAGTGAAAGATATAATAAGATACTGGGACTTCTGGGTGATAAATTAAATATGTTTTTTATACCCAAGCTTTATCTGGATCAAGACACGCTAATGTGTGTGCTAAAAAGTTTGGAAAAATAACAGAAACCGTTTGACATTTAGCGTTCCGTTTGATATAATATAGTAAGAGAAATCAACTTTAGGAGAATTTTATGACTAGCTTACTCGACATGTCTGAGGCACATCTACTCAACGTACAAAGAGAGATACAGATATTAGAACAAAGAAAAAAAGAAATGGACACTGAAATCGAAAAACTTTCAGAGTATTTACAAGGGGGAGTGGAGGCTGTTAATGGTGCTAAGTCAGAAGCGGAAGCGGTACTAGCAGAACAAACGGCCACACCCCCCAACGTTAACAGTAACTTTAACAGTATTACAAGCTAAAAAGGAAAAGATTATGGAAAGTAATGAGTTTTACTCAACGTTAGCCTCTCTACCCTCTACTTATCGTTTTGACGTAGAAGGCAAGGCTATTAAAGGCCGACTTACCCGTGGTGCTGCTCGTGGAGCAACATTGAACCCAGTGACTGCGGTAGCGTACCGAACAACTGGACAGGTGTACGGTACGAACAAACGAGAAACACTTAAAGCGGGAACAGCCGTGGGTCTTACTCGTGAGTTTGCAACTCATGTCTATAACGCAACTACGGGCGTTTCAAATCGTGGTAATAGTCAAGTAGTTCGTGGAAAGATTAGATCAGCATTGGAGATTTAAGATGGATAGTAATTGTTGGAACGGGGTCGGAAGACTTACCAAAGACGCAGAGTTCACTACAACTAAAAAGGGAACTCCTATGTCTAAGTTCAGAATGGCGATAAATGATCGCCGTAATGATAAAACGCTTTTTATTAATGTTTTATGCTTTGGTAAAATGGCAGAGAACCTTAACCCAAGACTCGTTAGGGGTCGTCCTGTTAGTATTCAGGGAAAACTGAATATTGATGATTACGAGGACGAAAATCAAAACAAGAGAAGCTCCGTCTGCATTATGGCAGATGAAATCTCTCTTGGTAAAGACCCGAATGGGACTCCCGTAGAAGGGTTAGAAGAGTTAGAAGAAGTAGTATAGATAGTTTCGCTACCTATTTCTAGATAGCCTCGCTAAGAATCAATCTTGGCGGGGCTTTTTTTTCAGAAATTTCCTCAAGTGGGGTTGACAAACGGGACGATATAGAGTATAATAAGAGCGTGGCTAAGAGATTCTTTAGCCAATAACTATTTTTAACCTAACAGGGTGTTTTATTATGGACAATTACGAGATGAGCGATTTACTAGCAACATTAATTTGCTGGGCTTTTTTCTTTATACTAATTGGTGGAGGTGTGTTCGGATTCCTAACCAGTGCAGAACCCTTGAAGATGCCCGGCATGTTACAAGACTTAAAAGACGACAAGATACCACTTGGATATATAGACGACGTGGCTCCGCCACCGTTGCCCCAAGTTAATGAGGACGAGTTATATCAGTTAAAAAAACAGGTTGAAATACTAAAACTAAAGAAGCAATTAGCAGAGTTGAGAGATGAATGCTCATCGCCAGAAACTGGGACTGCGAAAAGGCTAATGCAAGATTGCATAAAAGCATTGGTCTCTCTGGGTGAAAAGAAGGCATCAGCAACAAGTAAAGCAAAACATATCTTTAATCAGTATCCAGACTTAAAAACAGTGGATGAATTTATAAATAAGGCATTTCAATCATGAAAATAAACTTAATGACACCAATTAACCAGCTTGGCTACGGAGTTGCTGGACTGAACATTTTGAAGGCTCTACAGGCTGAGACAAACGTTGCCCTGCACATGATAGGTCAACCCCAAGTAACAAGTCAGCAAGACGCTGACGCTGTTACAAGAGGACTAGAGGCGGCTAAAACGTTTGACCCTGAAGCTCCGTGTGTTAAGATATGGCATCAGAACCAGATGGCAGAGTTCGTTGGTAAGGGCGAGCATATTGGCTTCCCTATCTTTGAATTGGATACGCTTACTGACATAGAAAAGCACCATCTACAGTCTTGCGATAGGCTGTTTGTTTGCTCGCAGTGGGCTAAGAGCGTTATCCACGACGCATACGATTGGAGTGCCTCTCGTCAAGAGGTCAACGTGGTTCCTCTTGGTGTAGATTCAGATGTCTTTAAGTCAGCAACTCCTAGAAATACAGATAAAACAATCTTTTTTAACTGTGGAAAGTGGGAAATCCGTAAAGGTCATGACATATTAATAGAAGCCTTTAAAAGGACTGAGATGCATGACCCAAACGTGGAGCTATGGATGATGTGTACAAACCCCTTTAATTCACCTGAAGAAGAGAATAAATGGAAGATGTTATACAACCACCCAAAGGTGAAGATTATTCCAAGGGCTGAGACACAGAAAGAAGTGTATAATATAATGGCTCAGGTTGACTGCGGAGTGTTCCCATCCAGAGGTGAGGGGTGGAATCTAGAGCTACTAGAAATGATGGCTGCTGGCAAACATGTAATAGCAACAGATTATTCTGCTCATACTGAATTTTGTACTAAAGAAAACTGTGGACTCGTGTCGATAAATAATAAAGAACCAGCACATGACGGAAAATGGTTCTTTGGTCAGGGTAATTGGGCAAAAATATCAGAACGAGAGATTTCTGATCTAGCGATTGAGATGCAATCTTTTATAGTTGAAAGAAAAGGAACGACCAATACGGCTGGCGTTCAAACCGCACGCCAATTCAGTTGGCAGAACTCAGCGAAAGAAATAATTAAACATGTTAAATAAAATAAAAAGGTTTCTAACTAGGAAAGACCCCAGTCAGGAAAACCCCGAAGAAGAAGAAGATGGAATACTAGGGTCTATAACCTATTATTTCAAGGAGTCAGACGACAACATCTACATGGATATCCATCTAAGTGACTATAAAAAGGAGACTATATCTAAATTTGCTAAGGTAATCTCTGGGCTATCATCATTAAAGTTTCAGTTAGAAACACTAAATATGATCAGAGACTGCTTCGACGAGGGTGAGGACGAAGATGTCTTCACTCAGATAGTAACCCAAATGATAAAATGTACAGAAGAGGAAACAAGCGTTCTAGAAAAAATAAATAGGAAAGTGCAGGAACAACCTTGGATTAAACCTTCAGACATGATTAACTAAACGGAGCAACAAAATGAAGAAAACTCTTATAATAGGGTGGCAAAAGTATGAGGATGTACTAGAGTCCCAAATAAATTCACCCGTTATCGACCAGCTCTATCAGTCAATGGTAAAAAGATCTAGTGAATATACTGATTTAGACGGTCTTAGCGATGAAGAATTGGAACAGATAGAAGAAATGTTGAGTTCACAATTGGATGACAATCAGGATAACCCTATGGGTAACGTCCAACAAGAAGAGCCAATGATGCTGAACATTGATGAACATCTAGCAGGAGAAATATCTCTAGCAACAAACTTTAATTGCTGGGTAGGGTATACTAACTTTAACCTTACTGAACACATAAAGAACGAACTAGATAGCGTCGAGGGCATTGAGCTTTTGAAAATATTTAGTAGGTATAGATTCCTCGTAGGAGTCGGAAAAATGTTTGACTTCACTGAAGTCAGAAAAGAGATTGAGAAAATAATCCCACAGGAAAATTAAACAGGAGTTTAAAATTGAATATTGAATTATCACAAATAATGAAAGAAGTTGAGAACAAGGATTCTACTAAGGGGCTTACAAAAGGAGATTTAGAAAGGATAGCGAGCAGGGCTTCGTATAGCTTCCTTGGCGTTCTCTCTGAGAGCGAGATAGAGTCCTGTATACTGGGTGCTTTTTGGAAAGCTGCTGAGAAGTTCAACGGCTCAAAAAACTGCAAATTTACCACATATTTTTACAAAGGAGTGGTAATGGAGTGTCTTACCCAGAAGAAATTTAATCGCAATAAACCAGCCAGCAAAATCTACGAGAACATCCTGTCGTCTAACAACAAGGATATTGAGTCAATAGATATGCTTGATGAGATCAATACCTACTGTGACGACCCAGAGTTGATGTATAATAGATTCTACAAAAACATGTCAGTTAGGGAAATAGCACTAACGAAAGGGGTGTGTAGTGAAACTATTCGTATAAAAATAAAGAAAAACTTAACCAAATTGCGAACAAAGATGAGTAAATTTAGTGTATAATACAAAGGATAATAAGGATCGTAAAAGGAGCCGGAACATAACCTTTTTTAAATTTCCTATTTAAGGAGAAATGTTATGCCCGTTATAGGTACAACAGATGCAACTGGTGGTGGCTGGGTCACCGCTAGTGGTAACAACAATGGTGGTGTCGCAAGAGGCATCAGTCACGATCACGTTCAAGATGCAGGCTCACGAGTTTTCTCGTCGGGAATGCCTCTCAACAACGACCCCGATGGTATTGTAGGCCCGATTGGTTCTAAAATCGTTTCAAACGATGGAACTGGTGCCTCCACTACTGATCGACACGGAGTTGATAAGGCCGTATCCGGCGGAACCTTGGCGTTTACGCCAGCTACTACTGGTACGAGATCAGAAGAGTTTATCATGATGGGTGTGTCTACAATGGTTGGTGGAGTTGCAAATAGTCAACTCACATCTAGTAGAACACATAATGATGGACTTATCAAACAGGGTGTAAGCGATCAGATTATTGCCTCTCAGTCAGGTACTTTCTCGCATCCTTCCGCTACGTTTGATATGATGGCTATTCCTAGCACTCAGATCACTCCGGGTTTTGCAAATGCTGACATTGACGTAACAGATAGTGCTGCTGTCACAATGACATTTGTCAACCCTGCTGATGGAACAGTTGCTGTTGCGAGTGAAATCCACCCAAGTAGATCAGTTCCCGGCGAGCTAACGTACCACTTTGGTTCAGCTAGTGGCCCGACTACTGACGAATATAAAGCGAAAGATGCATTTGAAGCTGCTGACGACACTTCATCCTAATCCTTTTCTTTACAGTCGTAACTCCCCTTACGCCTTGTGCGTGGGGGAGTCTTTTTTTTTATTGGGGTGTCGTAATGTTAGATGCAGAGTCATTAGCAATCATGGGAAGCGTGGCGGGAATTATCTCGTCTTGCGGCATTTTCATGTGGAAAAAGCTCGTGAATCCCGCGATTAAGTTCCTAAAAGATCAAGAAGAAATAAAACAATCAATCAAGACTATTAAGAGTGAGGTTATAACTAACGGCGGATCATCTATAAAGGATGCCATAAACTGTCTAACGGTCACCTGCGAAAGTATAGAGAAATCCCAAAAGGTTCTAGACCAAAGATCTAAGGCCTCCTTGCACTATCATGACAGGGCTTTGTTTGAAGTAGACAAGTTCGGGAGAATGTCTTGGTTCAACGAGAAATTTGAACTATTAGCAGAATCAAGTGGAGACAACAACGAAGGGTTCGACTGGGTAAACATCGTCGATGAGAGCGAACGAGAAGACTTTGTTAAGGAGACTACTTCTTGTATTGAAATGTGTAGAAAAATAGACATTGTGACAAACTCTATTAATAATGAAAGAATACATTTCTTAGGTTACCCGTACAGGATCACGGAGAAAGAGCATGAAGGATTCTTAATTCATCTTTATAAGGAGAACTAAAATGGGTTCTAAAAAATTCACACTTAACTGGGCCGACATTTCTAAAATCGGCAAAAACGCTATCTTGGTTGGTAGTGCGGCAGTCTTAACTTATCTTTCACAAAACATGGAAGATATTAACATGGGTGCTATGGCCGCCCTATTTGTACCAATTGTAGCTGCTGGTTTGGACACGGCTATTAAATGGCTTAAAAGCAACCACGAAGAATAAAAACGGACACGCCAATGACTTTTAGACTTTACGGTAGCGAAGAGGTAAGCTCTTCCTGCCGTTTAAGTCTTTAATAAGGTTTGATCTAATTTATGACGGTTTGTGGTTGTGTTGTGTCAGTTGTCACACTATTATATATGTAAGGTCTAAAGATAAAGAAAGGATTAAAAACAATGAGTGCAGTGACTGATCAAAACAAAATAGAGAAAAAGCAAAAGGAGTTGAGGCATAAAGCTGATGCAGCAGCAGCAGCAGCAGCAGCAGCAGCAGCAGCAGCAGCAGCAGCAGCAGCAGCAGCAGCCCCGTAAACGATAACCTTGCAGGATGTTCGCACCGTGAAATCCTGCGGGGTTTTTTCATATAAATACACCCAAGACCGCTTGACATCAGTGTAAAGTATGTTATAATACAAACAACGAAGATCTGATTAATAGCGAACATAAGGACTATGCTCAATGCAAGTTTCCAAAAGAGATGGAAAAAAGGAAGACTTTTTAGTAGAGAAGATTCATAAGGTTGTTATGTGGGCAACCAAAGATATAAATGGCGTTTCATTTTCCGATATTGAGATGAACGCAAACCTATCACTTTACGATGGTATCTCAAGTGTAGAGATACATAAAATACTAATTAAGTCTGCAAATGATTTAATATCTACCTCTAACCCGAACTACCAATACGTTGCAGCAAGACTGCTCAACATGGAGCTGAGAAAAGAGGTCTGGGGCTGCGGTGACAGTCCTGTTGATTTTTTAGTTTTCCTTCAAAGAAACGTAGATAACGGAGTGTACGACTCTTTGATCTTAGATAGGTGGTCGGAAGAAGAAGTCGAATTGTTTGCTAAATGTATAAATCACGATAGGGATGATTTATTTACATACGCAGGCCTTCAGCAATTAATTGATAAATATCTTGTTAAAAACAGAAGTACTGGGAATATCTACGAAACACCTCAGCTTGCCTACATGTGCATAGCGATGTGTCTATTTGAAACAGTTGAAGAAGTTAAAAAGGCTTATGAGTGTTATTCCACTTTTAAAATCAACTTACCCACCCCCATCATGGCGGGCGTCAGAACAAACATACGACAGTTTGCCAGTTGTGTCTTAGTTGACATTGACGACAATCTTGACGCCATCTTTTCGTCTATCCATGCAGTAGGTAAATACACAGCAAGGCGTGCTGGGATTGGTCTAAACATTGGTCGTATGCGTCCTATCAATTCTCCCATTCGCGGAGGAGAGGTGATTCACACAGGCTTAATTCCTTACCTAAAAAACTTCGAGTCTGCCGTCAAGTCTACATCTCAGAATGGTCTGCGTGGAGGATCCGCAACGGTACACATCCCCTTTTGGCACTTTGAAATTGAAGATGTTATGGTTCTAAAGAACAACGCAGGAACAGACGATAACCGTGTTCGTAAGCTAGACTATTCTGTTCAATTCTGCAAACTGTTTTACGACAGGTTGATTGCCAATGAAGACATTACATTGTTCAGTCCCGCTGAGGCTGACGGACTATATGAAGCGTTTGGAGACAATGAAAAGTTCGAGGAGCTATACATTAAATACGAAAACTCAAGAACACTTAAGTTTAAGAGAAAAGTTCCAGCAAGAAAGGTTGCTGAGATATTTGCTAGAGAACGCCTTGAGACAGGGCGTATATATAGTATGAATATTGACTCAGCCAATCAACACGGATCGTGGGATATCCCAGTCAAGATGTCTAATCTTTGTCAAGAGATTATTCACCCCACAAAACCAATTCAGTCTATCGACGACCCAGACGGAGAGATTGGAATCTGTATCCTTTCTGCTTTGAATCTACTAGAAATGTCAAACGAGAAAGACATAGAAAACGCTTGTAGAATGGCGG